CAGGAGTATCCGGAGTTGGTATCATTACAACGTCACACATTGCTATACATACGTGGGATGACAGTTTGGACTATCAACTAGATATTTATTCATGCAAGACCTTCGAGAAGGATAGCATAGATTTAGTAATCAGTCTGTACGGAATGAAAGAAACATCAGCCAAATTATTTGATCGAAACTACAAAATAAAACAGTTATGGCCAGAAGAAAAAAATCAAGCAAAAGAGCAATAGCTAAGAAACATGGGTTTAGGAGTGGCTTAGAGGAAGATATAGATAAATCACTCAAAAGTCGTGGTGTCAGTGGTGAGTATGAACAACATAAGATATCATATTCAAAACCAGCTACTAACCATACATACACTCCAGACTTCAAACTTCCAAATGGAATTTTTATTGAGACAAAGGGCAGATTTGTACTAGCAGATCGTCAAAAGCATGTACTCATAAAAAGTCAGCATCCTGAGTTGGATATACGATTTGTGTTTCAAAACGCAAACAACAAGATTAGAAAGGGATCAAAAACCACATACGCCGATTGGTGTGTAAAAAACAACTTTATTTACAGTAACAAAGAGATACCAAATAGTTGGTTAAACGAATAGTTTTCCGTATATTTAGTCTATGAATGTATCACAAACTGAGCTTGTGATGAAGGTACTACATGGACACTTAGGAAGATCTACGCCACATAAAAATGGAGAAAAGAGCTTTCATTGTCCATTCTGTAATCATCACAAAAAGAAACTGCAAGTCAATATCCTGACGCAAAAATGGCATTGTTGGGTGTGTAATGCGCGTGGCCAAACTGTGAACTCACTTCTAAAGAAAAGCAAAGCTCCTGAGTATGTTTTCCCTAAAATACGAGAAGTCTATGGTGATGTAAGGGTCCCAACACAAAAGAAGAAATCCAACAAATTATATTCTCTGCCAGAGCAATATAAACCACTTCACAATCAAAGGAACACTCCACACTACAGAAATGCATTACATTATGCAATACATAAGAGAGGGCTTTCTCCCATCGATATAGTAAAGTATGAAATAGGTTATTGTGAAGATGGACCTTATGGAGGCATGTTAGTGGTACCTAGTTTTGATGAAGATGGATTCTTAAACTACTATGCTGGTAGAAGCTTCTATGATACAGACCACAAACACAAGAATCCACCAGTATCGAAGGATGTTATTGGGTTTGGTAGTCACATAAATTGGAAAGAGCCTATTGTAATAGTAGAGGGCGCATTTGATGCAATATCAACAAAACGTAACGTGATTCCATTGTTTGGTAAAAAGATACTTCCAACACTAAGATCACGTATTTTAAGTGAAAGACCTCCTAAGCTTTACCTAGCCTTAGATCCAGACGCATATAAGGATAGTCTTGAGGAGATAGAGTACTTTATCAACAATGGCATAGACGTGTACTACACAGACTTAAAAGATAAAGATCCAAACGAAACTGGACACAAAGGCATGTTAGACATGCTAGAGCAGGCTCAACAGCTTAGCTTTTTTGATTTGATAAAATATAAAATGAATATATGAGCCAAGGAATTACACTACCCAACAATGTTGATTACATCTTCCACATCGCTGATGTACACATTAGGAACTGGAAACGGCACAAAGAGTTTAGGCAGGTGTTTGACAGAATGTTTGAGGAATTAGACAAGTGTTCTCCTAACACCATCGTAACAGTTGGAGGTGATATTGTGCATGCTAAAACAGAGATGAGTCCAGAGCTTATCAGCATGGTATCCTACCTATTCAAAAGATTGGCAGATAGAAGACCTACATTTGTGATCACAGGAAACCACGATGCAAACCTAAATAATCCACACAGATTAGATGCATTAACTCCAATCGTTCAAGGACTGAAACATCGAAACCTTTGGTACCTAAGAGACTCAGGATTGTACGATATATGTACACCAGATCAGAAAATAGGACTCAGTGTATTTTCTTTATTAGGTGAAACTGACAAATATATCACCTACGATAAGATAGACAATCCAGACCAATACGATTTACTAATGGCTTTGTATCATGGCACAGTTGCCAACAGTAAAGTGGATAGTGGTATGAATATTGAACATGGATTAAGCTGGGATACGTTTGCTGGCTTTGATGTAGCACCCTTAGGAGATATACATAAACGTCAAACATTATCTACATCAAATCCGTTGATGTTCTATCCAGGCTCAACTGTACAACAAAACTTTGGAGAAGCGTATGAAGGACATGGATATGGTATCATTGATGTACGAGACCGAAAAGATATCAAATGTGAGTTTCACGATTTACCTAACGAATACGGGTATTATACGTTAGAGATTACTGATGGTGTATTGCCAGACAATCTACCTATCACAAGGCACACAAGACTACGTATCAAAACAATGAAAACGGATGCTGCTCAGATGAAGCGCGTTCTTGCAACGATACGTAAGAAGTATAAAAACCGAGATGCAATAGTTATCAAACTAGACAAAGGTGGTGGTAATGGTGAGGAGCACCTAGGTGCGCAGCTAGACCAAGGAGACGTACGTAACATACAGTATCAGAACCAACTTCTAACGGAATACTTAACCGACGAAGGTGTAGATGAAGACTCAATTAGCAAAGTTTTAGAAATCAATAAAAAGCTTAACGGTGAGTTGCAGCAGCCTGAGGTAGCTCGTAGCATAATATGGAAACCTAAGAAGTTCGAGTTTAGTAACATGTTCAGTTATGGAGAAGACAACACCATTGACTTCAGCACTAAGATGGGTACTTGTGGTATATTTGCACCTAACCATGCCGGCAAGTCTGCCATATTAGACGCTCTATGCTTCTGCCTCTTCGATCACTCGTTTAGAGCTAGTAAAGCTGACCAAGTACTTAATCGCAAGAAAGAATCATTCGAGTGTACCTTCAACTTTGAGCTCGAAGGATTGGACTATTTCATTCACAAAAAAGCCTTCAAGTACCGTAGTGGTGCGTTGAAGGGTAGATTGCGTGTAGAGATTGACTTTTGGTACATCAACGAGGATGGAAACAAGGTATCACTGAACGGTGAGATGAGACGTGACACTGGTAAGATCATACAATCCTACGTAGGTACGTTTGATGACTTTATCCTAACCGCATTATCACTGCAACAAAACAACTCCAACTTTATCGACAAGACTCAGAGCGAAAGAAAGGATCTGCTAGCCAACTTCTTAGATGTTACCATATTCGATCAACTCCATGACCTTGCCAATAGAAGCAATAGAAATGCATCAATTATACTAGAAGAGTACCAAAAGCAAGATTTTGAAACTAAACTAGGTGATGCAGAAAAGTCTCTAGACGAATACACTCAGAAACATGATGATGCTGCTACGTTACACAAAAAAGAAAAAGCTATACTTGATGATCAGATCGATAAAATGTTAGTGTTATCTGAGCAATTGGAGCCATGTGAAGAGGATAGCATAGACATCCTTGATGTAGCAGAATCACTTCAAGGATACGAACAGGACTTGGGATATCTGCAAGACGACAAAAAAGTTTCCACAAAGAAGTGGGAAGAGTCTAAGAAGAAATTAACTGGATTAGAGTATGATAAAGAGCGTGCACTGAATAGCTTTGATCAAGAACTATACACTACCTACAAAGCAAAGATACTAGAAAAAGTTGAGCTAGACACAGAGTTGGGTGAGCTAAAGATTACAATTAAAAACAAGCTATCAAAGCTCGAAAAACTTAACAAACACGAGTATGATCCAAATTGCAAACACTGTGTGTCAAACGTGTTTGTACAAGATGCAATGACGACAAAATTAGAGCTTGAAGACGATAAAACAACAGTAGCTGACTTTTTGCAGAAGCGTATGAGAATCGTTGATTTTATTGAAAACAACAAAGAATTGCAAGGACAAGCAGATTACATAAAAGGTCTTGCATTAGATTGGAATAATGCACGAGCTGATAAGGGTGATGCTGAGTCTGAATATGAACGTATTAACAAAGACATAGCATCATGTGAAGCCGCAATTGCTACAGCTGAGTCACAAATCAAACAATACAATAAAGTTGTAAAGATCATAGAAAGCAACAAAATCATAAACGATAAGTTAAATAAGTTAAACGTAGAAAAAAATAAACAAACTGTAGTCGTACAAAAAGCAAACAAGTCTGTACGTGATTTTTATGGTAAAAAGTGTGTAGCTGAGGAGACAATTGAAGAGAGTACAAAAACAATCCAACACATGACTCAGCTAGTAGAAGACCAAGCAATATATGATATCTATTGCAAAGCTATGTATAAGGATGGCATACCATTTCAGCTTATATCAAAAGCTGTTCCATTCATAGAGCAACACGCCAATACTATACTAAATCAGATAATTGATTTTGAGATTGCATTAGAAACAGATGGCAAGAATATAAATGGATTCATATGTTATGAAGACGAAAAGTGGCCGTTAGAGTTGAGTTCTGGAATGGAAAAATTCTTATCTTCTATTGCTCTACGCATAGCCTTGATTAAGATCACAAACCTACCAAAACCTGATTTTATCGCTATTGATGAAGGGTTGGGGGTTTTAGATAGTACGAATTTAAACTCAATGCACACACTATTTACTAACATGAAGGACACTTTCAGATTCAGTCTAGTCATCTCACACATAGATGTTGTTAGAGATATGGTTGACAATATTATAACCATAGATAGAAAAAACGAAATGTCGTACATAAACTGTTAACAACACTATTTATTAGTATATGAGCTTTGTTTCTTTTTATAAAAAACCACAACCGAGAGGATATTCAACTGGTGAATTCTTAGTTGAAGATACAAGTCCTGACTCACCTGATTACTTCCAAGTCACACAGTTTTCTGATACTTTGGGAGGAGGTCGTTATATTATGAAGCTCAAAGGAAACGGTCTTAACCTTAGAACAGATAGCAGCATCGATATAGAGGTTATTGATTCAGAAGGCGACAACATGTTTGCTGCAGTGACTAGTTATGTAGATAGGTTTAATGATTATTATATAACGATAGAGGTTTACGATATTACAGCTAAAGGACTTGCTATAGTATATCTTGTCGGTGAAGCAATAGTTGATTTAGATGGTAATCCAATACCAGAAAAAGTTAAGAGAGAATATAATGTTCGATGGTCTCGTGCTGTGAATATTGTTCCTATGGAAAGGAACACATCACAACTAATATTTGATGATCCACCAGAGGTAGCTATTGTGCAAGTACAAACACCCGAAAGGGAGTTTACAAATGCCGCCGCATTAAGTGGTAGTCAATACTTACAATACACTTCGAGTATTAACGACTTTACAATAATATCATCAAACTTTAAAGGATATGATTTGGATTTTCAATCCAGCAAAGAAATTTTAGATGTAAACCTACAAAGAATATTACTCAATCCACTACAAAAACCACG